CTTAGACTGCGCCCGGTCGGGTCAGTTCCAAGCTCAATCTACACTCCCGACCAGACGCAAGGGTGCAGCGTCCGTCGTCGGTCTACTTGCCTCGGATCGGCGGCGGGCGCTCATTGCGCGAGGAGGCACGGTGCTCAGGATCGGCAGCAAAGGCGAAGAGGTCAAAGCGTGGCAGCGCTTTCTGCGTCGCCAGGGTCTGACCAGCTGCAGCGCATCGGGCAAGTTTGGGCTGGCGGTGGACAAGGCGACCAAAGCTTACCAGGACCGTGCCGGTGTCTTCGCCGACGGCATCGTGGGACCGATCACGCTGCGAGCTGCGAAGGCTGACGGCTACCAGGCACCGAGCAAAGCCGAGGCGATCAACGCCGGCATTCCGGCTGCGGTGCTTGAGGCTTTCCGCCAGGTTGAGAGCAACGGCAAGCCCGACGCTGTGCGCTTTGAGCCGCACATCTTTCTGCGCCTAGCGCCTGATCTGCGCAGCAAGGTGCCCTATACCCGTGGCAAGTACGTCTGGAGCACCGAGCCCAGCGAGACGAACAGAGCCGCCTTTGACCATGCGGCGAGCCTGGACGCAGAGGCTGCGGTGCGTGCCACCAGCTGGGGGTTGTTTCAGGTGCTAGGAGCTCACCTGCTCGATCTGTACGACGAAGACCCTGCAGCAGCTGTCGAGGCTTTCGACGCTGACCCTGAGGGCGTGAGCAATAAGCTGGTGGCGCAGTGGTTTGCGGTCAACCCGAGGGCTCGCTACGCAGCGAACAAGACGCCTGTCGATTGGACTGGTTTAGCCCGGTTGTACAATGGACCAGCTTACGCCAAGCACGGCTACCACACGAGGCTGCGCAAGGCGTGGGCTAAGATCGTCAAGGGCTAGCCGTGGAAGAGGCTGTCTTGCAGACGCTGACGGACTACGGCGCCCTTGGCTTGTTTGCCGGCTACCTTGCGTGGCAACAGAACAAGCTGCAGCAAGCCCTGCAGTCGCTCACGCTGCGCTTCCAAAAGCAGATCGACAGCCTGCAAGAGCGGCACGAGCAGCGAGAGGATACGATGCGGGCACGCTATGACGCTGTGATCGCCGACTTGAACAAGCACAGAGACAGCATGAGCAACGACATGGTGGCAGCGCTAACCCGCAGCGCTGACAAACTCGAAGACCTTGAGAACCAACTGCGGGAGCTAAGGGTGGCGCTAAAGTGACGGTTGAGAGAGCAGGCGAAAAGTTCAAAGGCTATAACAAGCCGAAGCGCACACCGAAGCACAAGACCAAGAGTCACGCTGTGCTCGCCAAAGAGGGCGACAAGATCAAGCTGATCCGGTTCGGGCAGCAGGGCGTGCGAGGCGAGGGCAAGAAGACCAGCACGAAGGCAGAGGCAGCTCGCCGTGCCAGCTTCAAGGCTCGGCACGCTAAGAACATTGCCAAGGGCAAGATGAGCGCCGCTTATTGGGCTGATCGCACGAAATGGTAGCCAAACGCTCAGGACCGACTGATGCCGTAATTGATCGCATTACCGAGTGCGTGCGGCTAGGTCTGAGCAAGAAAGACGCAGCTCTGCACGTTGGCGTCGCCACCGACACGCTCAACAGCTGGATCCGGCGAGGTGGCGCAGAGCGTCGTCACATTGACAACGGCGGCAAACCACGCAAGCGCGAAAGCGCTTTCCTAAAACTGCTCGTTGATTACGAAAAGGCGACGGCTGACTTTCAGCTTGACCGGCTCAAGGTTATCGACGGCGCAGCCAAAGACGGAGCGTGGCAAGCTGCCGCCTGGACGCTCGAGCGCCGTCTGCCTGAGAAGTGGGGCAAACAGCGGCTAGACATACAGGCTAACGGCAGCTTGATCGTCGAGGGCTGCGGCTGGCTTGATCGACGCATCGAGGCAGGCAAAGGGCACACCGATGGCGACAGCTGAGCGGTGGCAGTTTGGCGAGCCTCACGAGGCGCAGGCTAAGGTGCTGATGAGCCCGCATCGGTTTGTTTACTATCGAGGCGGTTTAGGCGCTGGAAAGACTTGGACCGGCTGCCAGTGGGCGGCTGCTAATGTCTTGCTGCACAGCGCAGGCGCCACAGGCGTGATTATCTCGCCGACCTACTCGATGCTCGACGACGTGATTCGCCCGCAGATTGAGGAGCTGTGGCCGCGTCAGGTGGTGGCGACGTGGCACGGTACCGAGCGCAGCTATACGTGGAGCAACGGCAGCAAGGTGCTGCTGCGATCTGCTGAGCGACCGGGCAGGCTGCGAGGGATCCAGGTGGCGTGGGCTTGGCTCGATGAGCCGGCAGAGATGAAAGCCGAGATATGGACCACCATCACCGGGCGCATCCGATCGAAGACGCGCTGGATTCACCAGATCCTGCTTACAGGCACGCCGAGCGGTTACAACTGGGTGCACGATGCCTTTGGCAATCCAGGCGACAAACTCGACGAGGGCGTGCACGTCGTCAAGGCATCGACAGAGCAGAACGCCGACAACCTGCCAGAGGGCTACATTGACAGCTTGCGAGGGCTGTACAGCGCACGGCTAGCAGCGCAAGAGCTCAGCGGCGAGGTGGTGCACCTCGAGGGGCAGGTGTTTGACTACAAGCCTGGGCAGCACGTGGTCGATTGCAACTGGCAGCAGGACGCCGAGACCTACGCAGGGCTTGACTTCGGCTACCGGTCGCCTGCGGTGGTGTTCTTTCGTCGGCATCCTCAGCGAGACGCTTGGGTCGCCTTTGACGAGCTGATGCCCAACGACACCACCACCGAGCAGCTCGCCGATCGCATCCTAGCCAAGGGCTACAACCTGAGCGAGGTCTGGTGCGATCCAGCCGGCAAGCAAGCCACCACAGCAGGGCGAACAGACGTTGACGTGCTGAGGCGTGCAGGCATCCCGGCACGCTACCGCACCAGCAGCAAGGTGCGCCGCATCGCCTTCGGGCTCGAGGTCATGAGGGCGGCGATGGATCCGGCAGACGGCTCGCCGTCTCGCTTTCTGGTTCACGAGCGGTTGACCAAGGGCAGCAAGCGAGGGCTGCATAGGTCGTTGCTATCGTACCGATTCAAAGGCAATACGGAGGCACCAGAAAAGGACAACGTGCACGACCACGCTTGTGACGCTGCGCGTTATTTCTGGGCTAATATGGACGGAGTCAGCCGCCGGACGGTGGCGCATGAGCAACAGCAGCAGCCTGTTGCGCGCCGGTATCAGGAAAGGCGGCTATAGTGTATTTTGATCTTATCAACGGGCCTGCGCAGCAACTCATGCGCGACATTTCGCAGCGGGCGATTACCAGCCGGGCAGACTGGGTCAAGCAGATCTTAGAGCTGAGCAGCGAATGGCGACCCTACGGCTACCGCCACGCCTGCGAGCTGCTCAACGACTACTACCTCGGCGACCAGCAAGAGGGGCTCACGCAGCAGCTGCAAAAGCAGTTTCCGAAGACGTGGCGGCGCTTCCCCACTAACATGGTGCTACCGGTGCTGCGTCGCTGGGTCGATCAGCAGGCTACCGTTTACCTTACGCCAGCAGCTCGCACGCTCATGGACGCAGAGGGCGGCGAGGCTGTCGAGGACCCTGCGCAGATCGCAGCCTTTGAGAAGCTGCAGCGTGATGCTGCTTACTGGGAAGTATGGCAACGGCTCGACCGCACGGTGCACCTGTTCGGTGCTGGGCTCATGCTCTACAGTTGGAACACCTTCCGCAACCGCATCGAGTGCAACGTCGTGCAGCCGCACTTGGTGCATATTGTGCCCGACGTTGATCGCCCCGACGATATTAGCGCAGCCTATGCCGTGCTGATCGAGCTAGCCACCGACAAGGGCGTGCGGTTCAATCAGGAAAACCGGCGCTTTCTGGCTTACTGGCGAGGCGTTGACGAAAACGGGCGCGAAGACTGGCAAGCTGTCGTTGTGCGAGAAGACGGCACGCTTGAGCTGGGCGCGCTGCCTGACGCTATGGACTTCACCGCACCGATCAAAGACGCAGAGGGCAACACCGTGCTGCCGATGATCTGGGTGCAGCGTGAGAAGGGTCACGGCGTGGTTTATCCTCGCCCGCCTGTCGACCTGCTGCAGAGCCAAGACGCGATCAACAGCGCCTGGTGCGATATTAACATGCGAGCGCAAACGAGCGGCTACGGCTCGTACGTGGCGACAGCCCTAGACACCGAGCGAGCCCGTGGCGCGCTCAACATCACGCCCGGCGGTGTGAGCGTGCTTGAAGAGGGCGAGAGCCTGCAGAGCATTACAGCCGACAGCCGCCTGAGCGAGCACGTCGAGCTGTTGCAAGACTATCTGTTGCAGCAAGCGCAGCGGCTAGGGCTGCCGCCGTCCAGCTGGGCACCGAAGAACCGCCCGCAGCTTTCTGGCGTGGCGCTCAAGGTCGAGAACCTTGAAAGCGAGCTGGCGCGTGCGCAGTCGATCAACCGTTTTGAGCGCATCGAAGAGGACGACGCGTGGAACATCGCACTGGCTACGTGGAACACCTACGCGCCGATGACGGGCGACACGCCGCTAGACCCGACCATGCGCATGGTATGGCGACCGGGACCGACCACGATCCCAAGCGACGAAGAGGCTCAGCGCCGTGTGCTGGATCACGACGTTAGCAAAAACTGGCTGACCGCTGCGCAGGCTATGGCTCGAGCGCTGA